CAATGGATTTACATCACCGAAATCCAGAGGAGAAAGATGGTATGATTAACACTATCTGTAAAAATGGCTCCTATCAGGCACTACGAGAAGAAATTGACAAATGTGTTGTTATGTGCTCTAATTGTCACAGACTTCTACATGCTGGTCAAATTGAACTACCAGGGCGAGTGACGTAATTGGTAGCCGTATCGGCCTTAAAAGCCGCTGGGAATTATATCCCGTGCGGGTTCGACCCCCGCCTCGCCTATGTTGAATTGAGTGTTTTATTATTCGTTGTTAGAATACTACCTAATACGAAACATACATGCCACTTACACCAACCAAATATGACAAAATATACGTCAAATCCAGAAATCCGTACAAGACTCCTGAACCCCAGATATATAATGATGAGAAGGAAATACAACTTAGATTGTATTTTCGGTGTGAAAGTAGTCACTACACAAAACACATGAAAGTCAATTTCTGGTATTCCAACGATATGGAGGAATGGAGATGGACACTCACTTCTGATGAAAATCTCAAGATTATGGAGAGTGGAAATCGAGAAGAACTTCGTGATGCGATGAACGATGTTGCTAACACAGTAGAGTATCTACTTGACAATGATATGATATAGTGTTATAATTTAGATTAACCTTCCGTGTGAATTTGTGCCACTCTGTGGTAATCAAGAGAGGACTTCGGTCCTCTTTTTTTATGTAATAAATAACTCATAATAGATATTGTGCGCGAGAAAGATGCCTCTGTCACGTTTAGACAACTTTCTGAAGAACGTTAAGGGAAATATTCTGTATGTTGATCCAAATAATTTGGATGCGACTGATGGGGTAGAAAACCAAGGTAATTCTCTTGCACGTCCTTTCAAAACCATTCAAAGAGCCCTTGTAGAGGCATCAAGATTCTCCTATCAGAAAGGTAAAGATAATGATAGGTTTGAAAAGACTACAATTTATTTGTCACCAGGTGTCCACCACATTGATAATAGACCTGGTTGGATTCCGACAGGTGGAAATACGTATCTACTGAGGAATGGTGTAACTTCTTCCGATTTTGGTGCTTTTAGTAATACATCAAATTTCGATATCTTTGATACTAACAACATTCTCTACAAATTGAATAGTATTCATGGTGGTGTTATTATGCCCCGTGGTGTATCTGTTGTTGGACAGGATCTTAGAAAATGTGTGATTCGACCAATTTATGTTCCAAATCCAGAAAATAATGCAATTGAACCTTCAGCAATCTTAAGAGTAACTGGTGGTTGTTATCTAAACAGTTGCACTCTTAAGGATGCCGACCCACAAAAACCAGCATATAAAGATTATACGACAAACAAATTTAAACCAACATTTTCACACCACAAACTGACTGGTTTTGAATATGCAGACGGTAATAATAAAGTTAATATCAATGACGACTTTATTACATATTCAACAGACCGTACTGACTTGGATATGTATTATGAGAAGATTGGTATTGCATATGGTCCAGCAAGTGGAAGAGAGATTGAACCTGATTATCCAAGTGCGAATGTAGATATTGAACCAAGAATTGATGAGTATAGAATTGTTGGTCCTGTTTCTGGTGAGGTAGGCATCAACAGTATCAAGGCGGGTGATGGTGTCACACCAACTTCTGTAATTGATGTTCAATTGTCAAATGCAATCATTGGTCTTAATGTCGATACTAACGTTATCATTAATGACGTAACAGATAAGAGATATAACGGCACTTTCCTTGTCACAGAAATTACCTCTGCTAATGAAATTGGTGTCACAGGATTTAAGTATGAAGTTCCTGTTTCTCCAGGTGATCCACTTCCAAACCCAACTGGTACAAGTGTAGTTCTTTCTACTGATACTGTTACTTCTGCATCTCCATATATCTTCAATGTGTCATTGAGATCTATCTATGGTATGTGTGGTATACATGCCGATGGTAGTAAGGCAACGGGTTTCAAATCCATGGTTGCCGCACAATATACTGGTGTAGGTCTTCAAGTTGATGACAACGCATTTGTCAAGTATAATCAAAATAGTGGTTCTTTTGATGATTCAACCACTATTCCCAATCTACACACTGACATTGATGCTGTATATAAACCAGAATATTCAAACTACCATATTAAGGTATCCAATAATGGTTTCATGCAATTGGTATCCATTTTTGCGATTGGATTTTCAAATCAATTTTTAACTGAGTCTGGTGGGGATTTTTCTGTCACAAACTCCAACTCCAACTTTGGTCAGATTTCCCTGACTGCAAGAGGATATAAGAATAATGTATTCACACAGGATGATGTTGGTTATATTACTCAAATTATTCCACCAAAGGCACTTAAACCAGAAATTGTTACAGTAGAGTTCTCATCCATCGATGTTTCAAAGACAACATCTGTTGGAGATACTTCAAGACTTTATCTTTATAACTTCACTAATCCTGATGAGGCACCAAACACAACCATTCAGGGTTATAGATTTGGTTCAAAGAAAACAGAAGATATTAATGTTGTCATTCCTGTAAGTGGAACACCTGAGGTATTCAGAGCAAGAGTTGTCATGGACAACACTGCATATGCCACTAAGAAAGCAACAGGGTCAAAAATTGCACGAGTTGGTAGAAATGTATCAACTGGTAATAGTATTACTAACTCTACATTTACTTTTACCGAAGACCACCAGTTCATTCAAGGTGAATCAATCAGAGTCATTTCAAATGACGGGAGACTTCCTGATGGTTTAGAGAGTAATAAAATATACTTCTCTATTGTTGATGGTCTGGGTAGTAATCAATTACAACTTGCACAATCATTTAACGACTCACTGTCAGGAAATAAAATTTCTATCAATAATCTTGGCGACATCCTGATTGTAGAGAGTAGAGTTGGTGATAAAGTTGCAGGTGATGTAGGTCACCCAGTTCAATATGATACGACAGAGAGTCAATGGTACGTTAATGTCTCATCAGCTTCTACCGAAAATAATTTGTATGCCAAAGTTATTGGTGGTGGATTGGGTGATGCAACACCAAGGTCTTACATAACAAGACTGAAAGATACTAGACAATCTGCAGATAGAATTCATAGAGTAAGATTCGTCATTCCATCATCTACAGGTTCTGATTCAGCAAGACCACCTCTTGATGGTTATGTGATTCAAGAGTCTAGTGATGTTACAAGTACATCAAATACAGAGGTTGCACTTGATTTCAACCCTGGTTCTGTCACTATGAGCAATGATGCTCAAATGAGAAACTTTAGTTTTATTGCTAATGTTGATTATAAGTCAGGACTTGCATTCTATACCACTGAAAAACCACATGGTCTTTCTATTGGTTCAACCGTTGAGATTAATAATGTTACCAGCACACTCTTCCCTACTGTGGGTGTTGGTAATTCTGGTTTCAATGGTACATATGAAGTCACTGGCATCAGTAGTGCAAAAACATTCTCGGTAAATCAAATTCAATCAAATCCTGGTACCTTTACCAATAATACTTCACAGAGAACCACTGCACTTCCAACAGTCACAAGAAAGAAATTCTCTAAGGACTTCTACGTTTATAATGTAGAAACTATTAATGACTATAAGAATGGAGAGCAAGATGGTATCTATTACCTGAGTATTCTTAATGCTGATGTAAAACCATCTGTTGCACCATTCAATGTTGAAGAATATGCATTCTCACAACCTGTTGGAAATCTTTATCCACAATTAGATAGAGACAATCCAAAGTCAACTGCAACATCTGCAGCATGTTATGCTATTCCAAATAATATTGGTGAGACAGTCATTAATGAACCTAAAAATAGTATCACTGGAGAGACTTTAGAAGAACTCTTTACTGATACTGGAGTTGGTGTTGGTATTACGGATATTGTATCGAACAACGTTGGTACTGCATATACAATTTTCACTGATATAGACCATGGTTGTAATAGAATCACCAGACCCGTTATTGATAATCCAGGTGCTGGATATGGTGATGGTTCATCAACCATTCAATACTATTATAATGCAACACTTGAAAACCTTGGTTCTGGTTCAATTGGTAGAAATGCAACAGCATTGGTTACTGTAGATGGCACATCGACAGGTGAAATTATTGATATTGCTATCATGGATGGTGGTACTGCATTTGTCGAGGGTGATACCTTCAGAGTTGTTGGTATTGCGACAACCACTGGATTCAGTGCAGCAACAGGTTCTGTCAATAAGATTTACGACAACAGAAACGACACCATTAGAATTGTTGGTATCAATGATTACGACGGAAGAGCATACAATTCACTTTATAGAGTGACTTCAATTCCTGGACTTAAGGAGATTGAAGTAGAACCATTGGCATCTGTATCACCAGGTATCACAACACTTGGTCTTGGAAACAATGTGTGCGCATCAGCTGCATTCTCATTCGTCGGGCCCTCATTTGATACAAGTAATTTTGTTTATAATAAGGATGTTGGACTTGCAACAGTAACCACCGACTACGCAAACAACTTTAGAGTTAATAACAGTGTAGTTGTCAGTGGTGCTGCACAAACATTCTACAATGGTTCATTTGTTTGTGTTGATAAGATTGGTTTGACAACTGTTGTTCTCCAAGTTGGTGTCAACACTATCACTCCTGCAACGGGTGGAACTATTAGACTTCACAGTGGTGGTGTTATTAATAACTTTGGTGATCAGATAGTTGGTAACGGTAGACTTCATGGTAGAGAAGAACCTATTTACTCTGGCATCACAACTACACTGTCTGCTGCTATCACAAGTAAAACCACTGATACAATTAATGTGTCAAATATGACAGATTTTGGTTTCTTGATTGGTGATTATATTCAGGTCAATGATGAAATCATGAGAATCAAGACCACTGTAAGCAGAACTTCTGGTGTAACTCAGTTGAAAGTATTCAGAGGTGTTTATGGTTCTATTGCAGATACTCATGTGTCTGGTTCAGTTGTAACGAGAATCAAATTCTATCCTATCGAATTTAGAAGAAACTCACTGATTAGAGCATCTGGACATACTTTTGAATATCTTGGTTATGGTCCAGGTAACTACTCAACTGCATTCCCAGATAAACAAACAAAACAACTTACACTTGAACAACAAATTACTGCTCAGGCACAAACAACTGGTGGTGGTGTTGTCAACTACACTGGTATGAACGACAGAGGTGACTTCTTTATTGGTAACAAGAGAATTGCTTCTAATACTGGTAGAGAACAGGTTTATGACACTCCAGTTCAAACAATATCTGGTGAAGACCCATACACTACTGGTTCTACAAACGATGTTTCTGATTTCAACTTTGTTGATAGTTCTGTGGTTAAGATTACAAGAAACGTTGTTGTTGATGGTGGTGACAAGTCTAACATTCTTTCAGAATTCAATGGTCCTGTTCAATTCACTAGAAAGGTAGTCAGTACTTCTTCTGAGGGTATTGAAGCCAATAACATCTTCATTCAAGGTAATGCACAGGTGTCTAGAAAAATCACTGTCGGTATTGCCACTCCATCAGAGGCTGGTAATCCTGGTGACATTGTTTACAATGCAAACCCAGCAAGTGGTGGAACAGTTGGTTGGGTCTACACAACAAACAATGAGTGGAAGACATTTGGTACTATCAGTAGTTGATAAATAATAAAAAAATAGTGGGGGAGAGTGAACCCAAATGGCGATAGATAAGGATTTTGTCGTTAAAAATGGTTTACAGGTCAACGAAAATTTAATTTTTGCTGATTCTGACAGTGATAAAGTTGGCCTAGGCACTACTACCCCCAATAGGAAATTAGTTGTAATTGGTAACGCTGAGGTAAGTTCAGACCTTGCAGTAGGTACCACAATTACAGCTCAAAGAGGTGCCTTCACTGGTATCATTACTGCGAATGACGGTATTGATGTTGGTGTAGGTGGTACTTTTGTATCGATTGACAAACTCGATGCTAAGATTGGTATCGGTTCAACCTCACCAGTCTATACTTTAGACCTTTATGGTCCTGTATCCACTGGTATAACAGCAGCATATATCTATGGCGACCTTGAAGTAACTGGTAATATCAAAGGCACTGCACTTTCTGGCCAGATTTCAGCAGGTGGTACAGTTGGTTTTACTAATGTAACAGTAGACAATAAATTAATTGCAAACAATGCAGAAGTATATACAAAATTCAATATTGAAGAAGTAGGAAGTGATACCTTTAGATTCTTAGTAGCAGGTGACCCTCCTGGTATTGGTTTCACTCAGAACACTGATAATCCAGAAATTTATGTTGCAAGAGGTCAGAAATATGAGTTTCATCTTGACTCGGGTGGTTTCCCATTCTATCTAAAGACACAACCAACTGCTGACCTGAATAACCAGTATTCGGATGGTGTCACCAACAATGGTGCTCAGGTTGGTGTTGTTACCTTCAAGGTTCCATTCAATTCACCTAACATCCTGTACTATCAAGCATCAAATGTTGCTGGTATGGGTGGTACAATTTATGTTGATAATGATAATAAAACATATACTGTTGGTGTTCTGACAGTATCTCAGTTCTTAGATAGTGACACTCAAGCAGACTTTGAACAGATTTATGTTTCGGGTATTGGTACTATCAATAACCTGAAAGGACCAGACTTCAGTGTCAGTTCTGGTATTCTCACAGTCAGACAAGACCAGACTGCTCTGATTGGTGTTTCGACTGGTGCTGATAGAGTCAGTCTTCAAGAGAAGAGTGACAATGTAACTTATCAAGTTCCATTTACTGAAGCCTTAGGTATTGGTTCAAACTATCAAAATTTATATGTTGATAGTGAAAATGGACAAATGTCCTATAATCCATCAACTAATCGACTGACAGTTAATAGACTGATTGGTAATGTGTCAGGTGTTGCAACTGGTGCGGATGATATTAATGTCGATAGTAAAGGTGATAACACTAACTATCAAGTTATATTCAGTGATGCTGGTGACACAGAATATACAAGAATGTATATTGATAATCAAAGTAGTAGATTAATTTACAATCCATCTACTAACACATTATCTTCAACAAACATTATTGCAACCACTGTTACTGCTGGTTTAGCTGGTACTGCAACGAATGCAGACAACATCAATGTAGATGAAAAATCTGATAACACAGATTATCAGGTGTTGTTTAGTGACAATCAAGGTGCTGGTTATCAAAGACCTTATATTGACTCCGAATCAGGTCAATTTAAGTACAATCCATCTACTAATACTCTGACTGCAGCAAATATTGCTGGTGCTGGTGATAATATTACAAACCTCAATGGTTCAAATATTTCACAAGGTACTATCAATGCAGATAGAATTCCTGATGCATCAACAACCGCTCAGGGTGTAGTACAACTTTATAATACTTTCCCACCTAACAGTACATCAACTACCACAGCAGCAACAGCAAATCTTGTCACAGATGTTTATGATGAAGTAAAAACTAATGTGATTCCTCAAGGAACAACCATGTTGTTCTATCAGGAATCTGCACCTACAGGTTGGACAAAATTAACATCTCAAAATAATAAGGCACTTAGAGTTGTCAGTGGTACTGGTGGTGGTACTGGTGGTAATAATACATTTACGAGTACATTTGCAAGTAGAGCTGTTCCATTATTGCAACATAATCATAATGCAAGTGCAGGAAATCAAAGTGCCAATCATACACATAGTGGCACTACTGGTGGTGGTGGTGCTCATGGTCACAATATTAGTGATCCAGGGCATAAACATAACTATAGACCACATGGTGAAGCAGAGAGAAGTTCTGGAAATTCAAATACAGCTGACAATGATCGAGAAAATAATCCAAATGCATCAACTGAGAATGCCGTAACTGGCATTACCATCGTCGCTGCAGGAAATCATACTCACTCCTTCACTACTGGTGGAAATAGCGCAAACCACAATCATAACATTACAATTGGAAACCAAGGAGATTCTGGAGCTTCAATGGACTTCAGAGTTCAATATATTGATGTGATTTTAGCATCTAAGAATGCTTATTCTTGACCTGGAGGTAATGTATCAATAGGGGGATGAGGTGTCACTTGAGTTTGAACAATCCCCTGTTGTAAAGCATGTGAATATAATCTTTGATTTTGATGATTCGCTTCTACAACCTCATTTCTGAAACTTTCTACAGCTGCACCCGTTTGATTTGACTTTTGTGCTATTTCTACGGCCATCATAGGCATCCAAGAGACAGCACATTTCCATTCATCTATTTCTTGACCAGTATTGGGATTTGTACCTCTAACTTGAGTGTACCAAGCACACTTATTTTCTACACATTTTTTCTGAATTAGAGGACAAAATTCACCTTTTTTCATTGTGTTAAATACTGAATTGGTTGAAAATATTTATCTTGACATATTATAAATACAACTAACGGAAGAAGCATTATAGGTAATGTCATTACTTAGGGCCGACAAGATTGCCAATAGGTTTAATAATACTGGTCCTATTATTGTAGGTCCATCGACTGTTAGTGGAAATTTCACAGTCACGGGTATTACAACTGTCCTTGGTCTTGGTGTTACAAATAATGTTTTAGTTGGTAATGCACTAACTGCCAACTATATCACCGCTAACAACGGTGCAAATCTTTTTAATTCAAGTCTCACTGGTATTACGACTGCAGGTATCGTCACTGGTGCGACTTATTACGGTAACGGTGTTAATCTTGTAGGTGTAGTCACATCTATTGCGCCTGGTCCTGGTGTTCAGATTTCACCAATTTCTGGTCAAGGAAGAGTAACTATCAGTGCAACTGGTGTTGCTGTTGCTGGTTATGCAACTAATGCTGGTCTCACCACAGACTTAAAGGGTGGTGTAGCTGGTGCGGTTCCATATCAGATTGGACCTAATGATACTGGCTTCACTGCTGCAGGTACTAGTGGTGAGATTCTTCAATCTACAGGAGCTGGTGCTCCAATTTGGACCAGTCTTGCTTCAATTAACGTATCATATGCTGATAGTGCAGGAATTTCTACGAACCTATTTGGAGGTTCTGCCGGCAGAATTCCATATCAAACTGGAATTGATGCAACAGGATTTATTCCTGTTGGTTCATCAGGTAGAATACTTCTTGCACAAGGAACTGGAGCTCCAACATGGATTGATCCAAAGGCATCACTTCATGTTTCTGTAGCAAATAGTGCTGGTATTACTACCAGTTTAGAAAACGGTTATATTTCTAATGCTTCCTCAATGGAAGTCGTTGGTGTTACCACTTTAGGTATCACAACCGCACTTACATTAGATGTTACTGGTATTACAACCACTAACTTACTTAATGTTTCAACTGCCGCAACAATCACCAATCTGACCTTATCTACTGGTCCTGGTGTTGCTGTTACAGCAATTCTTGATGAAGATGACATGGTTTCGAACAGAGCTGATGCTCTGGCGACTCAACAGTCTATTCGTGCTTACGTAGACGCAACACGTACTGGTATCGCACTTACATTTGATGCTGACACTGGTGGTGGCACGATTGATCTTGATGAAGAGACCTTCACGATTGAGGGTACCACAAATGAAATCTATACAATCGGTGCTGGTAATGCAGTCACAGTTGGTCTTGATACGAACGTAACAATTCCAAACAACCTGGTTGTATCTGGTTTCTCCTCACTTTCTGGTCTGACTACTATTACTGGTCAGTTAGGTGTTTCTGGTATCACCACTACACAGTTCTTAGATGTCACTGGTGTTGGTACAGTTCAAACTCTGGGTGTCACTGGTGTTGCTACTGCACAGTTCCTTGAGGTAACTGGTGTATCGACCATCGCAACACTAGGTGTTTCTGGTGTTACCACAACTCAGTTCCTGGAAGTCTCTGGTGTTTCTACATTCAATAATAATATTGATATGGAAGGTGACATCATCTTTGGAACACAAGGTGATAAACTCATTTTCACTTCTTCTAATTTTCCTGCTTCTGGTGGTTCTATTGAGATTGCCACAAATGGTGCGAATTATGCCACGATTGCGGGTAATTCAAAACAACTAAGAATTTATAATGACACTGATGATACCTACTCCATTGATATGAGAGCGGGTAGTTATAGTTGGAAGGATGAAAATGCCGATTATTATGCACTGTTTAATAGTGGAAGTGTAAGGTTATATCATCCAAGTTCTGCTGGTGGCATCCTTGATCAAAAATTAGAAACTACATCAAGTGGTGTTACTATTACTGGAACATTAGAAACCCAACAATTAAATGTCACTGGTGTTACAACACTTGGTTTCACTACAGTCACTGATAGTCTGTATGTCTCTGGTATTGCATCGGTTGGTTCAGCCATAACGATGTATGGCAACACTGGTATTGTCAGTGCAACAGCATTTTATGGTGATGGTTCAAATCTGACTGGTGTTGTTGGTCTGGTTTCTGTTACCAATATCCTGTTTGTAACTCCTGATGGTAATGACGAAAATGATGGTTATCTGGTATCTTCTGCGAAGAGAACTGTTGGTTCTGCATTAACTGTTGCAGAAGCTTCTACAGTCATTAAGATTTCTGCTGGTAATTACTCAGAAAATAATCCAATCATTCTTCCTGAACAGGTAACTCTGTTGGGTGATAGTTTGAGAGAAGTCTCAATCATTCCACAAAACCCAGATGAAGATCTTATCTATGTTGCAAATGGTAGTTACGTAGAAAATATTTCATTCACAGGTTCATTGAATGAAGGTAGAGCAATTATCGCATTCAACCCTGATAAACCATCTTATGTAACACAGGGTCCATACATTAGAAACTGCACCAACTTCATCTCAAATAGTATTGGTATGAAGATTGACGGCAAACATGTCATCGGTGCAACCAAGGCGATGAACGTTGATAGTTATACACAACTCAACCAAGGTGGTATTGGTGTTTCAATCTCCAATGATGGTTATGCTCAGTTAGTTTCTATCTTCACGATATACAACGATCAAAGTATTGTTTGTATTAATGGTGGTCAATGTGATCTCACAAACTCCAACTCTTCTTTCGGTAGATTAGGTTTAGTTGCTGATGGTATCGGTTCAAGACAATTCTTAGGTACTGTTACTACCGCAACTACTGCAAACTCTCAAACATTTACACTGAATGTAGGTGTTGGAACTCTAGGTATCACCACCGCTGATTATACAGCAAGCACAGGTATCATTACTATTACCACTGATGCTAATCACAATTTCAATGAAGGTCAATCTGTAGAAATCAGAGACCTTGAATTCCAATGTTCAAGTGGTCCTGGGATTGTTACATTCCCATCTGGAAACTACGGACATGTCTTTACCGTAGATGCTGTCGGAGCAGCCAATAGCTTCTCAGCTTACGTTGGTGTATCAACTCTTACACATGATTATGTAAGAGCAGGTGTAACTTCAACGTTTGTTACACGACCTTATGACGGTCAGGTTGTATATCTGGATGAGTTATATAATACTATTAGTGGTGTCACCATTACTAATGGTGGTTCAGGATATACAACTCCACCAGTTGTCACATTCTCTGCACCATCCGAATCTTGGGGTATCACTGCAACAGGTGTCGCAAGACTTACAGATGGTGTTGTAACATCTATCGATATGATTTCAAATGGTAGAGGTTATACAGGAACTCCTACTGTTAATATTGATGGTGCTGCTACTGGCACCCCTGACATCTTACCTACATACTATGTGGTTAGTAGTGCTACTCCTATAGTTGGGGGTATCTCTACAGTCACCTT